TGATTTTATATTTCTCTTCATCAGGTTTTGTTGATGCTAATATTTCGCCTTTTCTAACGATATCTTCTGCTGTCACAGTCCCTAAATTTTCTTTCTTAATAATAGAACCTAATTCTCCGTTAAGTTTTCTATTATTGTTTTTATAGTATTTCTTAGCAAACACTTTATTAGAATTAATATCCATTTTCTTATAGAACTTAATTCCTTCTTTAAGATCATTAATTGCTGTTTCTTCATCGACAAATAAAGTATAAAAATTACAACTTTCTTTTAGTGATTTGTTAGGATCATCTTTATAATACCATAATCCTGCTGAATCTTTTCTAATCATATCTAATTCGATTAACACGTTATTATATTTATCAATCGTTTCATCAGTAAAACCTGTCTCATTAGTTATTGTTTCAAATGATACCCAACAAACTTCTGACCTTCCACCCGATTTAACTAATTCATCTCCTTTTGGACGTTTATACATTCTACATTTTAAGTAACAGTAATACATAAGTAACTTCATATTATTTGTTTTATCTAATGTTTGATTTAGAATTTTATTCTTTTCAGAATCATAAAGTAAGAAAAATTGATTATCTAAATCAATTTCTAATGTACATGATATTTTCCCATTGAGTTTATCATCTTTAAAATTAGTATCTGATTTTATGATATTTTTATTTTGCAATATAGACAATATTTCTTTAAACTGATCACTAGAAGCATCTTTCTTTGTGCTATATGTAAAACCACAATCAATAATCATATCTTTTAGGTGAAAATTTGTAATATTTCTCATATTCTTATTCATATAAATAAAATCTAGAATGTAAAATGTTCTATGATTATTATTTGTATAAGATAAAATACTTTTCTCAACTGAATCTTTTTTAGTATAAAATAATGTATTAGGAATTTTAGAAAAATTATCTACTATTTGTTTTTCTGTCATTTGTTAAAAACCTCTTTCTTTAATTTGTTTACAATATTCATTAGAAGAAAGAAAAATAATTTGTTAATTTTCTGTATCGCTTTAGCGTACAGGAGTATATTATTCTCTCTTATTAATACTTAGTTACTCTTATTACACCTTATTACCTACCCAGTTTTAGGGTAGGTAATCTTAGTAATTACTGTCGTTACATGCTCACTTTTTGGGTAGGTAATTTATTTACTGTTGATTATTGTTAAGTAAAATAATTACATGCTTAGTTTTGAGGGAGGTAATTATTTTACTTCTTGATTAATTTATATTGTTCTATTGCTTTTGCTAGTTGAGGACTATTTGTAAAAAGAAATAGATTTCTATTAGAATTCTCTTCTGGTTTTACTCCATGTAATACGAAGCCTTGAATCATCAGGTATCCAGCAAGCTTCATCGATTTTATATAGAAGGTTTTATTTTCTGGTTTATTTGTTTGATCCGTCATAAAAATCATTCCTTTTTATTTATTTTATTAATTCATTTGCTCAAATAAACTTGATTAATTTTAACTTATCTTGAAGTATTTCATTATACTTTTGGAAAGTTTTTAAATCATTTACTAAATTTCTTACTTTATCTTGAGTTAAAATATTATTATCACTGTTATTATTCAAAAATTTACAACAAGAGATAAAATATCTGATGATATTGAATTTACTTATTTTCTCTGATTCTAGTTCTTGAAGGATATAGTTAATCTCTCTGTCATAAACAATAAAGTAATTGTCTTCTGGTGGTTTAATCATTTTAACGTAAAATATAGTGTCTTTATTTATATCACACGTTGTAATATTGTTGGAATACAAGTCGTATATTTCTGTAATATACTTTTTATCTATTAATTTAGTGATAGCATCTTTTATGATTGGAATAATATCATGATTTTTCTGAGCATCAAATCTCATTATTTTTACAATCATGTTTATAGAACAAAGACTTATACCCTTATTCTCTATGTAATTACGATACATTAACGCTAAAATTGTTAATTCTGTATTTGAAATATTAATATCATTATGTATATTGCAAGGTAGTTTGATGAAATCATAATTATCAATATTAAGTTGAGCAATTTTCTTGATCTTATATTTTATTTTAAATCCACATTGCCTTTTCTTAAATTCATTATCCTTAACATTATATGTTCCACCTCCACCTCCTGATGAAAGATTGTAATAATCTCCACTATTTACGGCATCATGATTTTTTTATAAATTCCACTTCTAAATCATTTAATTCTTTCCTAGAATAAGTTATTGCAATTATTTTTCTTGTAAAATTCTCTTTACCATATTTCCTTAATTGCTCCTTTAATAAAACTCCACTACCTAAATAATCTTGCCAATTGTTTTTAAATCTTCTTTGACCAATATATTTCTTGCCATTAATCATATTTGTTGTAATGTAGATAAAACCATATGGGTTAAGTACTTCTATATTTTCATTTGTTTCCAATGCTTTAACCTCTCTTTCGTTTGTAAAATGTAATAATTTATTAGGAGCCATCCAAATTAATTGGACAACCCCCTATTTAATATGATAATATTATTTATGTATTATTATTATTATAAACGATATTTTCTAACATGATCTCTAATCTTTTCTATTTGTTCATTAGTCATACTACCATCTTTCATTTTTATTTCTATCCAAGATTTCATATCCATTGTTCCTTTCTTATCATTACAACTTGAACATGAACTAATAAGATTTTGAATTTTATCACTACTACCATCACTACTCTGGGCTATAATGTGTTCTGCTAAAAGCATTTCTTCACTACCACAGTAAGCACATTTATTATTAAATTCATTTAAAATCTTTTTCCATTCAATTTTGTTGCTATATATCCCAGATTTACTTATCCAATTTCCTTTATCATTTTTGACTATTATTTTTTGTGCTACTCCTAAAACGAATTGCCTTATATTTTCTATTCCATAATAAGAAATCCAATATTGTTTTTTATTTATTTTATTATTAAGAGTAATACCAGTCCAATTTTCAAATTCTTTATTGAACATTCCATAACCTTGACCATATAATTTTATTCCTGCTGTTTCTATTGCATTTGGGAATTCAACCATAATTAACATATCGTATGCCCTGCTTGCATTTTCGTGGATTTTAAAGAGTGGTTGCTCTAATAATTCATCTACTTTCATAATCAACATATTTATATTATGTTTCAATTCTTCGTTATCTGTAATAATTATAGCATTCTTCTGCTCTAATAATTCTATTTTATTATTCATTAATTTTAGTGAATCATTGCTATCTTGTGTAAGGGCAATTAATTTGTCTTCTACTTTTGTATTTCCTTCTACATCTAATAAATAGGTTCTTACTTGTTTTGCAATAAGACTATCTTGTAGTAACATACCAAGGCGAAGAATTGCTCTTCGTGGAATAATGGTTAATACTGATGATTGTTTGATTTCAGATGGTAAGGACGCTATGTCCCCACCACTTATTAAGTCTTTAAATTCTTTTAATTCTTGCCCTTTTAACACTTTAAGACCATCATTAACCAATTCTTCATTATTTCTTTGAATAGATTTTTTAACAGTTTCCTTGTCAACTTCAAAATATTGTGATGCCATTTCAACTGTAATATTTGTATCATCTGGGAGTAATACAAGTCCTTTGATCTTATTGAATATTTCATCCATTCTTTCTTCGCTAACACTCACTACCATTTGTTCTCTCATTGTTTTTGACTCAACCAACATTAATTCATTTTCCATTTTCTTTTCCTTCTTTCTTATTTTTATTAGTAATTTCAGTTCATAAAAGACAACTGCGAATCATCATTTATAAACACAAAAACTACTTAGAGAAAAGTCAGAACAAAATCTAACTCTCCTCTTCGCAGTTCCTTACTAATAAAATAAGAAGAAGAAATGTTAGAATAGTTTTCACTACTCTCTAAGTAGTTTTTGAAAATCAATAAATTTGAACACAATAAAAGAGAGTCACAATTATTGTAACTCATAGTTATAAAACCATTAAAAATACGATATAATAGACTATATACACCATAAACAAATCCTTAATAGGAGGTATCCCCATATGAGAAGATGCACCAAATGCGAAATCGAAAAAGATGATTCTCAATTTAGAGGAACTAAAACAAAACAATGTATTCAATGTGAAATAGAAAAAGCTGTTAATAAAATGATAGAATATAAAAGTATAAATATTGGTTTAGAAAATTTAGATACTACTTTAGAAAACATAATTCTTAGAAGTAAATATTTAATTTCCAAAAAGTTAATCTCTCTTGATGAAGCCATTTCTTTAGTAAATGAAGGTAAAGCACAGGTTTATAAATCAGATACAATTTATATGCCAAATCATGAAGATGAGAGTTGGATTGTTAGATACAATGTTAATGAACGTGACAATTATAAATGTCATTATTGTGGAGTTAAAGGAGATACTGTTGACCATTTAATTCCTAAGAGCAAAGGTGGAGAATTCAACGAAGATAATTTAGTTTGTTGTTGTGGCGATTGCAATATAGAAAAAGATAATATGTCTTATGAAGAATATAAAAGTAATTTATTATTACTAAGAACTGAAAAATATTTAAAAATACAGCAGAAAACAAAAAAGCAAATAGAAGCAAAAAATATACTAAAAAAGAAACAAACTAATAAAATTCCTAATGTTTTGTTAAAACAAAAGGATAAATATGAATGGGATTAAAAATAAACATAATAATAAAAGGAATTATAGTTCCTGTAACTCCTTAGTTATAAAGTCATTAAAATATGATATAATAGACTCATATAACTTAATATTCCAACACAAACAATCCTTAAAGGAGGATATTCACCAATGAAAACTTGCCCACAATGCAATATTCCTCAAGAAATATATCAATTCCGAAAATTTACAAATGATATTTGTATGAAATGCGAATCTTTAAAAGTTTATGAAAAAATGTTAAAATTTTTATATACAGATATCGGATTAGAAAATTTAGATAAATCATTAGAAGAAATTATTGTTAAAAGTAAATACTTAACTGCCACTTACACTGTACCACTAGAAAAAGCTATTAAATATATTGTAGAGGGCAGAGCACAAGTATATAAACCAGATATGATTTATAGAATTGACCATGAAGATGAAAATTGGATAGTAAGATATGAAGTTCTTGAAAGAGATAATTATACTTGTCATTATTGTGGCAAACATACTGATGAATCTGTGGATCATTTATTACCCAAGAGTAAAGGTGGTAGGTACACCCATGAAAATCTCGTATGTTGTTGTCATGATTGTAATAGTTTAAGGAAAGATATGGACTATGAAGAATTTAAACAGAATTTTATATCACTAAAGAAACAATATAAGTACGAAGAGACTCAAAAAATATATAGAAGAATGAGACATGAAGAAAGTAGAGGGGAAAGGAAAGAAAAAGATATTAGTAGAATTCCTGCCATTATATTGAAACAAAAGGGTAAATACGAATGGTAATAAAATTAGACATTAATAAAGAGAGATCATCAAAAACGATGATCTCTTAAACCCTACTGTAGCAACAGTTTTAAAACTCAATAATCCCTATCCATTAAAACTGGAATTTTAATTTAATTGATACATTTAACTTTCACTTTTGCTAAACGAATAATAAACATAAATTATAACTTAAAATTAATCATAAATCTAAATCATTATACCTTACTACTAAAGTTGTCCTTCATATCCCCCTGTAAAGTTAATAACATTATATATTGTTTCTTCAGAAACTAGATATTCTTCTGCTAAGTCCTTTTCTAAATATTTACATGATGTATACCATTTTTGTCGAATCTCATTTACTTGATTATAATTTAATTCTACTTTTTTATCAGTTCCTGTTTTTATAATTAATCCATGTAAATTTTCTTTCTCGCACCAACATAATTCAATACCTTGTTTTATGTGTCTTAAAATTGTACTTTCTGGAATATTTAATTTATTTATCAAATCTTTAATATCTCTAACTCCTCTATTCCATAGGTCACAAGTTTTCTTAATTGTACCTGAACATCCATACCAATGACACTTCAACCAATTTATATCTTCCTCTTTAAAATTTAATAATTGTGGTAAGGGACTATTCATTATACTATCTTTAATCCAATTCATATCTGATTTTCTACAATCAAGAACTATGTAATTTTCTATCCCACTTTCCTTAGCTAATTTTTCTTTATTTTTATCGTTTTCTTGAGTATTAATTAATTTTCCCCATCTTTTTACCTCTTTGTAATGTTGTAAACCATGAGTTTCTATAATCCCATTAATTATATTAAGATAAAAATCATATCTATAATTTTCACACCATTTAAAAGTTTTTTTGTTCAATTGTGTTTTAAAATTCTTATGTAACTGTTCTAAAAAATTAAACACAAATTTTTCTGGGTAATACCCTGATGAACATATCGGGCAACGTAATCCTAATTCAGCTAATTGAGATATACTTCTTTCTCTCTCGTAACCACAGTCAGGACAAACCATTGGAATTTTTTTATTTGAGTGTATAGAATATTTTAGTGCATCTTTCTTATTAACTAAAAATATTTCCAATTCGGGATGTGTTATAGAAATACTATTACATTGTTTACAATGAAAATCATTATTATAACTTTTTGTAAAAATACTAATACTCTTTTGCTCTGATAAATGATCTTTATGATTACCAAAGCATTTAAACCAGTATCCCTTACCATCAATCCCAAGAGAATTAAAATCAACATCTTCTGGATTAATTACATTCCCATTCTCATCAATATTTAATTTGTTATCCCAGTGAAATATGATTCTATTTGCGGTTTCTATAAATAAATTATCGTAACACCATTCTTTAAAATTTGTTGTTTTCTTATATCCATTATCTACACACTTATTACAATAATATTGTCCATGTTCTTTTACGCAATCTTGATATTGTTTATATACAATATTATTTATGGGTTCTATACTACAACAATCGCATTTTACAGTTATTTTTACCATTCCACAATTCTCTGGTAAATCTTCTACTTTAACTTCAAAAATATCTTTTAGTTTTGTAAATATATATCCTTTGCTCTCATACCATTTTTTAGTTCTATTATACCATTTTACTTTAACCATTTTTGTTAATATCATTTCTTAAACATCTCCTTTAATATTTTATTTGGTTTCCTTAAAAGGTAGTTAAGCAAACAAACACTAAGGATTGTGTCTTTTAGATGGCCTATCCTAGTTTGCTTAATGTGCATTACGGCACAACAAAAAACACCTCCTAAAGAGATGCTTTTTAATCTGATGTAATTTTTAATTTTTGCCATAATTTAAAATTTTTGTCTCATTAAAAACATTGATATACATGGTTTGTAGTGAGTATATTAGGTCTAGAATCAATTAGATTAACTAATGTGATAGATTGTGCCAATCAAAAAATAGTGCCTTTAAATTGGCTTCTAATTTGTGATATTATTGGTTTGATTAATTAATAAATCTGATTAAAGATTACCAAGTAATTTCTTCTTTGGTTACAACACGCAAAATTAAATTAATTACTACAATAATACTTGCTTGAACTTCAGGAGTAATTAAATCTACTCCTGTAACATTTAATGTAATTGAACCTCCGAGCATTACTGCGTTACTCCACAATGTTTTTGATGCGTACCATTTTTTAGCCATTTTAAATCATCCTTTCTTTATTTTTATTGTTTTTTTGTGGGTGTTTGTTAAAAGAATCATCTTTTGTAGATAATTCTTCAAGATAATCATTTAGTATTTCTTCAATATTATCAAAATCCCAGTACCAAATTTCTAAAAAATCATATCCGTTTTGTTGAGCGTATTTCCTTTTCCTTCTATCATGTTCTTTTTGTTTTGCCAATCTTGCTTCTGCTAATTCTCTTGGTTCATTTTTATATAGTAATATTACTTGGTCATGGTATTCCCCTTGATATTCAACTAAGAGACTATATCTATTTGGCAAATAAAAATCATAAGAAAGAGGACTTCCACCTAAACCTATTAATCCATTAAATGTCTTCTGTGGTATAAAATATGTATTATTATTTTTATCTATTATATTATTGTAATTGTCTTGATTTATTTCAATAAATCCTTTATTAATAAAAACTCTTTTACATTCTTTTTCACCTTTAGACTTATTACATTCTGGACATCCGGAATTACTAATATTTCTGTTTTTTACATCAACTTTCCATTCATGTTTAGGATTATCTTTGCATTGCCACCAAACTTCTTTATGACTACCACAAGTTACATCAAACGGTGTTAAGTCTCCATTTTTAGTAGGATGCCACTCTGACGCTAATTTAGGATTAAGGGTTGCTAGGCAATTAGAAATTCCTACTTGCATTCCTTCACAAAAACCACACCCATGATTGGAATAAATATTACTCCAAGTCATTTCAAATATTTCTCCACATTCAGGCTTTAAGCACTTCCATTTAATTTGTTTATCATTTGCATCATATGTTTCACTAATTATTTCAAACGGTTTGTTATTTATTTTACACCATAATTTAATATTTTGTATTGTATAAGGATTATTTTGATGAAATTTAGCCAATATTCTCTCAGGTACTATTAGGTTATTTAAATTCGAAAAATAATAATAACCAACAAAATCTTTAAATGTTAAATTAATTTTATTTCCATTATAATCTCCAGAAACAAGTTCAATATTAAAATTATTTAATTTCAAAAATAATTTTATATTTCTAATAGTATATGGATTATACTTATCAAACTTATATGGGATTTTGTTAGTTAAGAGTGCCATTAATCGTGTAAAATATAAATAACCTTCTTTATCTCTAAGCACCAATCGTTGTTGACTGTTTGTATAATATTTACTTAATAATTTGAAACCTTTTGCATCTACTAATTTATCTGCTTCATCTATAGTATATCTCCTACCTTTTCCCATTAAAACATTCCTCCTAATTATTTGTTTTTGAAACGTAAATACTCCTGAATCGCATTTTGTAGTTCAGGAGTATCATTAAAGATAAATATTTTTCTTTTTGATTTTTGGTCATCTCGCATTAATTTAAGTACAAATCCTTGCAACATTAAATATCCTGCAAGACGAAGGGAGTAAGAACTAAATTCTGGTTTCATGAAACCATTCCTTTCCTTTATTATTATTTTTATTTATTCCCAAAAATTTGTTTATACTTATTTTGAATAAAACCCAATACTGGTATTAATGATTTATTTCCCATTGCAATAAAATTTTCCAATATGCTTGAAATCTCCACTAAGATAATAGAATTATAAATCACATAAGAAATCTCTTGACCAAATAGAATTCCTTCAACAATTCCTAATTGATGAGATATGTAGAGTAAAGACGCATACATAATTGTTTTTACGCCGATCCCATTTTTCAATTGTCTTGATGTCAATACTTTTTCTTTCCATCCAGTAAAATAGTTTTTAAAACTTAATGAACCATAATTAACGATTACAATACTTATATGTTTTGAAATTATGTCAATTATGGTTAGAGCAACTATAAAGACAATTATTTGTTTTGGAAAACCAATAGCACTCAAAAATAAAGCTCCAATAATACTCAACAAAAGTATTCCTTTGTCAAAAAAACGAGTAATGGTGTCTAATCCTTGATTCCAAACCTCATTCCACATGTTCTCATCCACCTCTTTCACAGTTAACATTTGTTGATATTTCATGTTGACTTTGCCCTCCTTCTTATGATATTATTAATCAAGGTTAACAAAGCTCGTACTTTGTTTTACCTAGCAAGTCTCAGATCGGGCAGTTCTGAGCTTGCGAATACATAAACAACTGAATATAAATAATATTTCATGTTAGCAAAGAGGTGTAATTATAAATTTACACCTCTAATAGAATTTGTTTTTAAATTAAAAAAATTATTACCTATGCAAGCTCTAATCTTTTGCAAGCATAACCCATTTTAATAATCTGTTTAATTACTTCATCTGATTTTGATTCTAATACTCTCACTGATAAATAAATGTCTTTATCTACTTTTGTTTCTTTTATTGTATCTGCCACTTTATTTACTCCTTCTTTATAAGTTTTCAATTCAATAATTTTAGCATTAATAGCATCACATAATTGTTTCCATGACTTTCCCATTCTTGTCAAATATTCGTAAGGATCAACATGGTCTATCCCCTTATATAATGATCTTAATCCATTATGTGACCATACATTATCATCAACATTCCAACCATGACGAATACATAAATCCGCAACAAACCAAACTGTTTTATTCCATACGATTTCAAATTGATTTTTATCATTCGTTTCACACATTTCAACACCAAGCCATTCTCTGTTGCCTTGCCAACTGCCTGTATGCCATGCTATTTCATTCTCAGGAATAAATTGATATATTTCTGCTCCTACCCAATCTGCGATAAAGTGAACAGATGATTGTCTATCTGCATTATTCCAATAGTTATAATGATTAAGAGATGTTGCTCCGATGTTCGCTGTACTGTGGATTGTGATACCTTTCAGATTAATAAATTTTTCTTTTGGTCTGTTCATAGATATTAATTGTTGTTTAATATAATATGACATTATTATATTTTTCCTCCTTCTTTAATATGAAAAGAACTATCTAATAAAGATAGTTCTTTAAGGCATCCATCCAATATCTCTTCAATCTTATCAAAGTCATAATACCAAATTTCTAATAATTTAATATTATTTTTTTTTGCATATTCTCTTTTTCTTCTATCATGTTCAACTTGTCGCTCAAAATCTTTTATAGTTTTATGAAATCCTTTGCAAAACTTTTCATGTTGTCCACCTTGATATTCTATAAGAAGGTTATATTGAGGTAAAAAGAAGTCATAAGACAGTAATCCATTTCGTAAACCAACTAGACCATCAAATTTCTTTTGAGGAATATAATATTTATTATTTTGTTTTTCTAGTAAATTATTATAATCAAACTCACTTATTTCTATGAAGTTATTATAGATAAAAACTTCTTCACATCTTTTTTCTCCTTTTGGATTATTACATTTTGGGCATCTTCTATTATGTGTAAATTTATTTGGTGTAACTGGATATTCTGTGCCACATTTATTATGTCTCATTAAAATCGGCGTATTGGCATTAATATATTCTCCGAGAATTGTATATTCGTCACCAACCAAACTCTCAACTCTTTCTGTAAATATAGGAGCATATTTGATACGCCAATGATCAACGTCTACTGGAAATATATATGTTTTATTTTTCCGTATTTTTATATTAACAATTTTGACTTTCTGTATTTTGGGACGTTTTATATTAACTGTTTTAATCTTCTGTACTTGAGGGCAATTTAGACAAATATCTATGTTTTTTCTCCGTAAAAAAGAATCTGGAATAACTGACCATGTATTACCACATTTTAGATGTTTAATTAGAATAGGAATTCTCGCAGTAATATATTCGCCTAAAACCTCATATTGTCCGTTAGTTTTTTCAAATACTTCTTTTTTAAATTTCTCAGTAGTTTTCTTAGGTGTGCCAAAACATGCAGGACATCTTTTTCCTGCTTTTAAAATTTTATAAGGGGTAACAGGATATTCAGTTCCGCAAGTATTGTGCCTCATCATAATATGAGTTCTATTGTTTATATACTCTTTCCCAATTACTGAATATTCTTCACCATATAAATTATAAACATCTTTTATAAATTCCTCGATTGTATTCTTCTTTCCCATTATTATTTCCACCTTTCACTTCATAAATTTCCACAAATAAAAAAGAAGACTAAATTGGCTTAGTCTTCTTCCACTCCATTAACAAGTTATTTAATTTTTCATTGTCTATAAATATCCACATCCTTTTACCACTGTTGGCATTAAGTGCAGATAATTTATATCTCAACCCTTTACTCATTAGATAATCCCTTAAATTCGAACTGTAACAAGGGAATAGTTGAATATCATTATCCATAAAACATTCCTTCTTAAATTATATATTTAATAATATACAATAAAATTATTAATCCCTTCATCCTTTAATTTTTGCGAAAACATTCTTGCATTTGCTTCAATACTAAATGCATTTAATTGACATTTGTATAATCCATTTATAAAAACAATATATGAATTATATCCTTTTACTTTTAAAACTTGTTGATATGCTTCAGCATTAGATTTTTGTGAGAATGCGTTTGCTTGGCATCTCCATAATTTTTTAGGAGTAGAATCTGGGTTTGGAATTATTATTTCTGGTTCTTTTTGTTTCAAAGTCTTTTCTAAATCCTCTAAATCAGGCAAAACAAATAAACCATAACCTGACTTATTATCTCTTCCAACATCTTCAATATCAACACAATTATTTTTTACAAATTTCATTGCTTCATCTGGAGTAAGTTTTGGCAAATTATTTTTCTTTCTCCATTCAATATAGATTGCCAACAATCCAACTGCGACAGGACTTGAAAAACTTGTACCTGAAACAGAATGAATTTCTCCACAAATATTTTTAACATACATATGACTAGGACATGTTGTAATTAAAGATGGGCCTTTATTACTATAAGAGTCAACAATAGTTCCAATTTTATTTGTGGCACCAACAGAGATTACAAAGGGATATTTTGCCGGATAACTTATGTGGTCTTCATAATAATCGTTACCACTAGCTGCACAAATTACTAAATCTAATTCTTTATATCTTAGATAATCTTCAGTAGGCATTCCTCGCAAACCAGCCAACGAAATGTTCACAATATCAATCTCTTGTACATGATTTTTTACCCAATCAAATACAGCATCTTTATTTCTAGTGTTGTCGAAATATAGTATTTTACAGTTCTGGGATATTTGATTAACCGTTTGTGCCACATTAACTGGATGTCCAGATTTAATTGCTTTGCCGAAAACATCAGTATAATATGATTCCATACCTTTTAATGGTTTTCCTTCGCTAGAATCTAGTATTACAACTGTAACATTATTACCATTGTAATTATTTGTATGCCATTTATCCACATTTAGTAATTTGCGTATCCCATCATTTTCTTTTAATAGTGACATATATTATTTTCACCTCCGGTCAAATAAATAAGAAATTGCTTTAGTATAAGCAACTTCTTATTTATCATCCTTATTTTATTTACTATATTTTTTTCATTTTCCTCTCATTATACTTTCTTAAATACTCCATTTGTTCTTTATCATCATTTTCTTGATTTTCTTGATTAATATGTCCACCATGGTTAAATAATAGAAACATAATTGTTACTAAAATATAACCAAATAAGCATAAGTAAAGCATTGTAAATCACTTCCTTATTGGTTATACGATTTGGGAAGAAGGATTGTGGGGTGTGATTATTGAATATTTTCAAACTATTTAATTAATTAGCAAAATATTGGAATATCGCCTCTTCCTTATTTTATTTTGATTTGTTTAAACACATAATTTCTTTAAATTATCAGGACATTCATCTAAATAATAGAAATAATGATTATTTATTATTCTTACAACGTTGGTTAAGCATTTATTAATACATCCTCTTTTAAGTCCTAACTCTCTTTCACACAATAATTGATTTGACCAAGTTCCTATATATTGATAATTTTTATCAAAAACTACAAAATCACGATTATATCTAATGCGCTTTAATCTATCTTTGAGATTTGTTTCTGAGTAATCCTCTATGTATATTAAAATATAATCATTTAAAGATGGTTTTTTATTTTTAAGAACTGTCATAGAATCCCCTACACGCACATCATTTTCTTCGCAGAAAAGAAGTCTATTATCACATTCTTTAATAAAATTACCATATTTATCAAATATTAAGAAAGGATGACTATCATCTGGTTTTGTTTTTAGATATTCAATACGATTTAGACCAGTTGCTTTATTTGCTCCTTGTCCACCAAGAGTCATGTTGTATCCACTACAACCATATGTGTTATAATAATCAATCCAAAATATTTCTTTATTATCTAAATCTTCTTGGGAATATGCTTGATCTATTATTTCCCATATGAATTTTTCCTTTCCATATTTATTTATTGCCTTTTGAAATGCCGTATCATTACGTTTAATTGTGCTTAAATGATTTTGTTTTCTAGTTTTTAAAGATTTAGTAGTTTGACCAATATATTTTTTATTATTCATTATATTTGTGACTGAGTAAATAATTCCGAATTTATTTTTCTTATCTATATTAATCACATCCTTAAAATTAGGTAAACAAAAAGACAGATATAAAGTCTGTCTTTTTGTTTGTTTCAAACATTATAATTCTTCAAAAACATACACCTTCTACGATTGAATCTTTAGCGAAGGTTATTTACTGCACATTAATTTATATGCGCTTTCCCATTCCCACTTATCGCCTACTGTAATTGCAAATCCATCCCCACAATATGCTAAGTATAATTTATTGTAGTCGTTGACAATGTTTTGAACAAACCCAAAAGCACTTGCTGGACGATTCACAATATCGGCACTAATACGGGCAGATATACCAGATGTAGTACCATAAATATTAAGGGCAGCACGCCCAGAGATGTGTTGTGAGATATAGTTGCTAAACCCACCAACGCTTACGTCATATTCATCATACGTTAGTTCATCAAAAGCCTTTTCCGTGATCTGCGCTATAGATGTAGTGTCGTTACCGCGAATAATTGGGAGCATAGCTATATAAGACGAATCTGCTGTATCAGTTACTACCCAATCTATACGCTGTTTTATGCGTATACCACTAGCGGTAAAAACGTGTTCTTTTGTGTGATATCCAACGACGGTTGTATGGTCATTAGGATCGTACATGGTAGACTTCTGAACAATTTTTAACTCCGAACAAGCAAACGAGTCCCCTGCAACAAGTGTATATCCAATGCCATCAACGTAGAACTTGGCATAGGTATTAACCTCGTCCCCGTGTGCTTTTGTGCCAATGAAGTCGGAACGACCAGTTAATTTTATAGCCATTTCCCACTCACCAACAAGGCATACCTTAGTTCTGTCGGTAAAAACTCCGTTGCTATATGTTGCTAAATACGCTTCGTTTATACCCCATCCGTCTGCATTATTTGGGACACTAGTATAATGAAGTATCGGATATTTAATATATTTGTCGTTCACCAATGTTGGTAAGTAAGCGTATAAATGCGTGGCATCTGTTGATACAAAAAAGCGATTCTTGCTTTGTGCAATTTGCGTATCATTCAATTTCATCTTGGGACTTAAGATATCAGAATAATGGGGCCATTTTACATAGATATTAGCGTCTGCTCCAGCCGTAACGGTAATAACAAATAACGTCCCTGAATTAAATGACATTGGAGAATCAACAGTCGGCAAATTGCTTTCTGATTTGCGATATCGAACGGCATGCGTTAGATCGGCGCTTACCATGTAACGGTATGCTGCTCCAGTTTCCCACGTTCCAGATGGTTTTTGCAAAACGGTAAGAGCGTAATATGCTGGCGTACTACCGACATAAAGTTGGCAATTTTCGGGAGCGTAGAAAGCATAAGAGTCGTAACCAGCCAGATTGCCAAGGTATGCACCATAAGAAAATGTTGAGCTACCAACGTCACAACTCATTCCCGCGTAAGATTCGGAGGTGAAATAACGTGAATAATTCTTGAGACTTATCGCCTCAAAAATGTCTCCTTTATCTGTGTACGCAATTGAAATTGCTTCTGTTTTCTTTTTAGTAAACTTCTTAGCGGCTCCAAGGGTTTCTATATCCATTAGATTTCCCTCCAAACACCACTGTAGTAGCGATAGTATTTATTATCTAACGGGTCAGGGTAAAAAACAATCAAGGTATTCCCATCTTCTCCTGGTGGATCTGGTTCAGTTGACAACTTCGCTAAACTCCCAGCAATGGTAGTCTGAGTCAACAAAGCCCCATTTGCAGTAGTTTGCAATGTAACAACATCACCATCATCACGAGTTACGGGAATGGCAGAATATAATCCTGCCGATAATACAGGGTTTCCACTTACTGCCACATTATCTGCTGCATTTCCTACTACAGTTACTGCATCGGTTATTTTTTTAATTCCATTAGTATCCATGATAGCTGTTAAAGTTGTTTGAGTTGCAAAATCTTTAGCGATTAATGTATCTTGCTTCGCCTCTGTTGATGCCCCTGTAGGCAATATACTTGAATTTACTACTACGCCATTTGTTGTTCCTGGAGTTGTTTGATCAATATTAACCTTTGGAGAAAATGCACCCCCATCAATCCAGTCATTAACTTTTTTCCAATAGTCCTTTAATGTCCCCAATTCTATCAATGCCATATTATTATTTATTCCCCCTTTATATTTATAAAATATTATATTTTGCTTATACACTGAATCTCTACAAAGTAGTTCCTGACCATTTCACTTCAGTTCCCGATAGTTCCATAATTTGCAAAGTATTAATTAATGCATCAGTAATAATTAAAAATGAAGTAGTTATAGTATCTGAATTATTAATTTTAATAGAAATTTGATCTTTTGCTTCAATAGCTATACCAGATAATGGAGATTCAAATGTTATAATTTCATTATTAATAACTGTAGTGTAGAAATCATTTGAAGATACGATAGAAGTTGCCATTTTTTATTTTCACCTCCTTTAAAATGTCATTCCATTTGGTTATTTTTATTTTAGTTTGATTAAGTCTAAATATATTTCTTTTAAACTATACATTTCACATTCATTATATAATTTGAATCTAAGCCAATCATCAACAAAAATACAGAATGGAACTATTAGCATCCACAATATTGTATATGGGATACAAATCTGTCTATATAAATTCCCCCATGTATCTGAGTAATTCCATAGGTTCATCTCTAAAAACACATTAAAAAACATACCAGAAACAAACTCGACAATTAAAACTATAAAAGTTCCAATTAAAGTTTGTTGATATATTTTTAATTTATAATATTGTGGATACTCATTAAGCAATCCAATTAATACACTACAAATTCCACCTATTAGTAACATAATTATATTTGCATTGCTACGCCACACTCCCTCTAAGGTGAAATAAATCATACCCATAATAAAGAAGAGAGATAGATATTTTATTAACTGCTTACCATACATAATTTTCCCACACTATCTCACCCACACATTCAATAGTCTCACATGCCACAACTTGATTTCGTAAGGTTTCAAACATCTTAATTCTTTCAGTCATAAATGTTGCACCTTCTGTTGCCAATTGTACAATTTGTTCCATAGTAAACGGAGTGCAAATTGTTTCAGACGCACTTTTCCATTCTGGAGCATATGATGGGTTTAAAGTAGCTAAAGTTGCTTGACTTATAACTCGGTTTTGATCGTCTCTACTATTAGTAAAAAACTCCTGTGTTCCTCGACATGAAGAATAGAATCCTGCAAGTATTTCCTGTTCACATGCCACATTCAACTCATAAATTTTATTTTGTTGATAATCTTCCAATGTTATTGTATTTTCAATAGGAGGAATGAGATTAAAAGTTTGTTTAATAGTAATTAATTCTGATTTTGTTTGGACTTGTTCTAGGCGAAGTGTTTCTATTTCTGATAGAGGTTTAATTGGTTCTGGCGGTTTTTCTATTGGCACGACATCAATTAGATTATTATTAGAGTCTAATACGAAATCAAAATATGGTTGATTGATTAGTATTTTTTGTCCTAATTCGCTTGAATCATCTACAACGAACACATTTTCGTAATTGCCAAAGTTTTCATTTGTACTTATTGAACTTGTTTCTACGCTTTTAGTAGATTTATGAATGATCATTTTCTTCTCTCCTTATCTTATCTAAATGCTATATAATTATATTTTATGGTGTTTTGATTATTCGATATAACATAGGTGGTGCCAGAAAAAAAAGTATAATGTCCTACATTAAACCCTGTACTTATAACTGCAACAAGCGTCTTTAATCCAACATCGGAATTTGCCTGAGCTGGATATTCAGCTATTGCTAATCCACTATCGTAATCGTAAGCATTGACATGTCTTATACCATAACTTAACATCACAAAAACAGCCGAAGGTTGAAAGCCTAAGACTATATTTCTTGATGCTAAACCATCACCTGTATATGAACCAGTTACATATGTCTTTTCTACTGGATAACCACTTGAATTCAAGGTAGCAACCCCATTTGCGACTCCTTTTTGAGTTAGGGGAATTGCATCTATTTGAACAGCAGTTACAGCGTGCGGATTAGAAGTATTATTAGAATGCGTAATAAGATCATCAGTAACTTGTGTAATACTATCAGTAATTCCATTATAATCATCTGCTGTAACAAGATAACTATCAAGTGCTAATTGTAATACTTGTAATAACCCCTCTTGTCCTTGATTATCAAAATCTGAACCTAATGTTGTATAAGTAAATCCAGAAGTTGAAGATATGAAACTCGCTTGACCTGAGCTTGAGCGAGGTTTTGTATTATATAATGTTGTTAAATGAATTGCTTCTGCTGTAAGATTGTCATTTGTTAGACTATTATTTGGAAGATTTGATTTAGCCATTTATGTGTTTTCCCTCCTTTGTATTATTTCTTTATTCCTATAAATGCGTTTTTAAGAGTGCTAATTGAATGAAGTTGTACTGCGTCATTTGTTATTAATACTAATCCAGTATTATTTTTAAGATTTGGAATAATATTTTCAGATGGATCAATAATCAGAACTACATTTACAGTTCCATCCTCATTCACACTTGAAACTTTAGCGTCCCATCCTTGCATATTTCCATATCTATTTTCCCTTTCTTTTATTATTTTTAATACTTTTCTTTCAATGTATTTATCAAGTTCTTTAAGTTCTTCACTGTTTAAATTCATATTTACATTCACCTTCTTTTAAAATTATATAAATGGTATTTCCTTAGATTTAACAGCATTAATTGAAAGTGTGCCATTACTATTTAATTGTAAATTTATATCATTGATTAGAAATCTTTCTTTATTTAGACCAAGTTTTGAGTCAGTTAACGTTATAATTGCATCTGAGTTTAAATGAAACATTCCCAAACTATTAATCTGAACAGAGTTTTGAACAGCCGTTTTTCTTTTTAAAATATACTCTGATAAATCAATGCACTGTTGCTCGGTTGAAATAGTATCAGTTTGATAAAAAAATATTCTATCAAAACCTAAATTTTGTACGCTTGTTGGTGATAGTAAATTGGAATTGACAACTGTATGAGACACAGCCACTCCTGACGCAATATTTGACCCAACCACACGAACACTAGTATAGAGATCTGACCAATTAAATTGATTTGAACCACCTTGATAAACAAAAGAATTTGTTGAAAAGTCCCACAAAGGAGATTTAATATCATCATCTACATCTTTGCTTATTTCTAATTGACCGTTTTCATTATAAAAACAAGAACAAGCATATAATTGTGATAAATCTGTAATTATTTTTCCAAGTGTATCATTTGGTTGGTATGTCATGGTATAAGGTGTTTTTAATCCAACAAGTGAAGTATCAATAAGAGGAGGTTGTGGGTCTCCACTTAGTTCTAAAACACTTTTTATTGCTTGACTTACATCAGTATCAATATTTATTATATACACATAACCAATTTCCCCATTTAAATCACCATTTAGCAAACTGAATTTATCTACACCATTGATAGATATTAAAGAATTACTAAATTTACTAGAAACTGAAGGGTTATCTAATATGTAAACTCCTTGGGGTAAGAAAAAATCAGTTTTATTAGGTATTTCTAAACATAAACTTAAACGAAACTTTTGATGTATATAAAAATTCTCAGGATTAGGTATATATTTATTATCTAAATTAAATATATCAAAACTGCAAGTTCTCCTTACTCCATTATTTCTTTTTATAGAAAGATTACCATTTGTATTTGAAATTAACGTTGTAATTTCTTCTCGTACTGTTTCATCTGACCTTAAAAGTTCTATTTTTACCTTACGTGTATATGTACCTGATTCGAGAGCGTTTATATAATCATTGAAATTTGCCATGTAATAACCTTCCTTTACGAATCTTCACACTGTATAAAGTCAAAGTTGATAAGATATAATTGTTGATCAATACCATCATTAATTTGTGTAGCAGAATAGTTATGAGTTTTTACACGCCATAACTCCCCTTTTCTATTTTTTAAAGTTTTTGTCGTAATATCTTGAATTCTATTTCTTAGTGTATCTGTAAAATCAACAGATTGAACAATTCCATTTTCTGAAGAAATATCTCCAACTAAAGCTTGAATCGAACCTCGTAAAAAATTTCTAGTTCCTTTAGAAAATGAATTATATTTTGTATAAGATAGGTTTTCTGTAAAATCTTCATCATTGGTTAATGACCCACTACTTACGTTTAAATCCATTTTGTAAACATAAGTAGATCCATCTAAATCATTTCCAATTAAAAACCACCCATAAAAATTCATCTCAATTTCATCTGCCAAAAATGGTTCTGAAATTTGATCACTGTTTAATGCGTTAATTTGATACTCATAAATTTTATTTTGTTGACAACTAAAATCAACAAACTCTGTAACTCCTACATCAACAGTCCCTAAAATCTTTAAAACACTACTATTTGATTCTCTTCTACTAATTTGCCATTGAGTTACAGGAGAATCAAGATTTGCAACATTCCCTGCAATTAAATTATTTTCAAACTCTGCCAACAATATAGTCGTAGGATTCCAAATTAATCTGTCTGAAATTGCAATATTTGTTAGTGTTTCATTATCAATCTCTATATTTTCTATTTGTAATTTGTCTATTGTTGCACCACCAAAAATCTGTATACTATCATAAATTTTTTTAACCGGAGAGGGTGTCCCTGCTACATTTTGAAAATAATTTACCCCTAAGAATAATCCTGATAAAAACAAAAAATCATCTCCTTATGGATGCAAATGCTCATAAATTTGATTATCATATATAATTAAAACTTCTACTCCTTTAATTCCTATTAGTATTGGATTTATTAAAAATTCCTTTTCTGTTCCATTAACTTCAAAACCATTAATATTATAATAATAATGGTTGAATTCAGAGTTATATCCAATCTCATAATAATCACTGGTAATACTGTTTTCTAATCTAATCATTTTTCCACCAACAGATGTAATATTAGGAACATATATTATCTTTGCAGTAAAATCTAGTGGAATATCAACTTCAAATTCTACATAACTTTCCTCATTTACTTTACCAAATAAATCATTAAGGAGAATAGATGCACTAGCAAACTCATCATAAGTTGAAATTTCATCAAATGTTATTGTATCATCTACTGTATCTTCACTATCCCATGTGGTTGTATCTAATTTTAATCCAGTATTATTTGGAGTAAATAAATTAGAAACATATTCACTTGTTCCTGTTACTGTTCCTTCAATTTGAACTGCTGGAGACCATAGAACTTTAACTGCACTTAATTCTGGAAGTAAAATTGCAGTAGGAATTACTGTAAGCGAAGGAGATGCATATATAACTGTAAATGTATAAATTGGAGATTGGGCTGTGATGTTTTGTTGATTTGTTACAGTTGTATAAACTTTATAAGTGGAATTAGAAATAAAACCATCAAATTCATATGAAATATTTGCTGAATAACTGTTTGAGGTTGTTAGTATAACTTCATTATTAGAATTTAAAAAAATCATATTCCAATAATTTAATGAAATTGATTCTGCTTGAGTGTAAACAGATGTAAACGTGTGCTTTTTTGATGTAATTTCAGCAGGGACAGTCATGGAAACTGTTGAGGTAGCATAGCAGTAAAATGGAGTTTGTCTTGATGTTGCAGAAGTTTTACTCCATGCTTGATTTCCTAGAGGTGATGTGGTTTTCGATGTAAAAGCAGATACTCTACATCTAATCCAATATTTTGTAGATAAATTTACAGCTACTTGTGACCAATCTAATGGAGGACTAAAAAGAATCATACCACTTTGAGTAAATCCTAATGTATTGTCAGTTAGTAGAGGGATGGAAGTCCATGTAGACGAAGTAGAATTGTAATATTCCCAAACTAACGTTGCTGTATAGATTCCTACAGTTCCGACTAGTAATTTTATTCCTGAAAATTTACTTGTACTGCCAAAATAATAAGCATCATTTTGTGTACCAATTGGAACCAAAGTCATATTATTCGTTGTCTCATTTGCAAATACTGTTTCATCTGTATATGTTGTAGTACCTGCGTTATACGAAAAACATTGTTGAATAGGCAATGAATCAGAAAATAGTTGAAGTTGCCATTTATATTGATTTCCATTTACTAGAGTGTTAGATGAAAGAGGAAAAGAAAATATATCATCTTGATACAATATTTGAGAAAGAGGTAAAGCACCTGAATTAAATGCAATATTATTATTCATGTCATAAATCATTAATGAATAAGCGTCCGAAAATGATCCTTGCATAGTAGCAGTAAAATTTTGATCTATTGAATTATCAATAGTTGTGGAATTCGGAGATAAATAATTTGGTTGATAGATTGCTATTGGAGTCAACTCCTTTCTTGAAAAATTATTGAAAAATAAGTAAAATATTATTTTTATAAATCATAAATCCCGACAAATAAAACAAAAAAAACAGAGAAGAAATGTCGTCTTCTTATCAGATATGTCATGACCATACCTTATCTCTGTTTTAAAAGTATTTATTTAATTACATATCAAAAAAGAGAATTTAATCTCTTTTAAGTATTAAGTGTACTGAATGTTCGTTAAACGATTAAGACTTTGAAGCTGTGCAACCAAATTATTAGCATTCTGAGTATTTACATTAAGATTTTGTATGGTAATTCCACCATTGTTATTACTACCACTTTTATTGATATTATTTATATTGCTAGTGAAATTAGGTATTTGAGGCAATTTAATATTATTCATATAATTTTTTGTAATATCCATAAGATTAGGAATTTTACTAAGCATCTCTTTGCTTAAAACAAACTCGCCTTTCTCAAGAATAGCAGGAATTTCATTTAATTTTAAATCATTAGGTTTTTTATGAACCCATCCACCGTCATGATACCTGTCAAAATCATTCTCATAATCTTCTAACGAACCATTTCCATTGTGAGTATTTCCATCTTCATCTGTTATAGAATAATTCCCAGTATCAGGATTATAACTGCCATTTTTAACCATATTCATTTCTTCTCTATATCCTGAACCAGAGCCACTACCAGAGCCTCCACTATTACTACCGCCTGATAAACTATCTGGAATAGAAGTAGATGCATTTACAATTTCTGCTAATTGAGCATTTAGTGATACTAATTTTTCACTTAAAATTGCAACTACAGAATCAACGTTATTTTCATATTGTTCTAAT